TTCTTATGCTTCCAACGCCATAGATACTTAATAGCGTTACCTGTACACATTGCTTCCATGCCATCAAGATGTTGCACAACTTCGTTAATAGCATCAATACATTCAATACCACCTAGACGATAGTAATCAGGATTAATATTATCTTTGGTAGAACCAGGTGGGTAGTAGGAGTCAGAAGGGCCTGCTCCGTAAGTAGTTTTATTATTTTCCATTTTTAACAGCATGCAGTCTTGACAAAAAGTGTGGTAAAGCTTTTTATGATAAAGGCATTCGTTCATGATAGCCCCTTCACCTCGACGGAGGGCTTGATTGATTTAGTACCTTGAGACCAGCTTCCGCAATCTCTGCACTGATATCGTTGATAAGTCCCAGTAGACGAGACAGCATTACCACGCTTTTGAAGTCTAGTCCCAGCACAGGTGGGGCACACAGCACTATCGGCAAAAAGATTACTATTAGGATGAGATTTAATCCATGGAAGAAGACGGCAATACAGAGATTCAAGCAAAACGACATCTTGAATATTATACGTTTCCATACGCTTCCAAGCATCTTTATCTCCATTCATGCACTTGACCCAGAGGTCATGTCCTTCGTGTTCTTGTTTCTTTCCTAGACCTAGTCGCTGAGCAACGTAGTCCAGTTTGTTGCTAGGAAAACGGAACTGGCTACGAGCAACACGTAGAAGGTCAATCTGTTTATAAGGTGATGGTGGACTATAATGATGTAAGAGAAATTCCTTGTTAAGAGTAGGAATGTCAAACTTAGTACCATTATAATGAATGACGGCATCAGCAGCATTGAGTAAGTCATAGATACTTTTCAGCATCTTTTTTGGTTTAGACTGGTGAACAGAATCAAATATGATTTCATCTTCACCAAGCCACTTAGCAGCCCAGCAAAGTACATACGAAGATTCCATTAGTTGATTGATTCCAACGTTCTGTTGCCATAAGCCCCAGACATGTGCTACGTTAGGTGAGGACTCTATATCAAGTAATAGTATCTTCATTATTTGTTTACCTGTTTTTTAGCTTTTTTGCTTTTAACAGGGAAACTTGGTAGGTCTTCTTTATCGGCTTGTTCTTCATGTCCACGAAGGATAGCTGCTCTCATCTCTTTTACTTCAGCACTAGCGTATTCGTTAAGTTCAAATACTTGGCAGAAAGTATCCATTAATTTTGAACAATGTAAATCAATATTGTATTCAATAGCCATGATGTAATTGTGTTCATCATCTTCGGACAATAATTCAGGATGGTCGTACATTCTCCATCTTAGCATTGAAACTTGGTCTTTAATAGCCCAGATATTCATAATGTCATTTTCTAAATCAAATCTATCTTTGCTCATTTGCTTTCCTCACTAGGTTTACGAAGTGTTCTAAATCTACGATGACTAAAGGTTTACTTCTGTTCTGTTTGATTACCACTAGAGGCTCTGCGTCTCCGTGGGTTGTTGCTTGCTCGTAAAACTTATAGACTGCTATCTTGGCTAGATTCTTACATTCAATCGAGTAAGGAAAAGCTTTTAAACCACTCTCTGATAGTTGTACGTCTTCCCCTTGTGCTCCCATGCTTGTGCTCCTCACGTCTCTCTCCGACAGGCTGGGAAACATCTTCAGGATTGCGTCTCGAACTACTTGTTGCAACAGTCGGCCTTTTTGTTTTGCTGAGCTTGTCTTCATTTAACCACCCTATTGGCTCCGCTTCCACAACTGCATCGGGATTCCTAACACCCTCGAAGACATTCCAGAGAACTTCTTTTTTAGCGAAGTTAGTGAATAGTCCGACTTCCAATCCGAAAGCTTCGATTTCCCAAGGCAGTGAGTAATAGTCCACTGCATCACTGTCAATGGCTTCACTTTTCCACTCCGTTTGACTGTCATTTAAATCTCCCTCGACATACTGTTTAATATGCACAAACTCGTGTGCAAGTGTTTTTAATATTTCTACACCACTGATGTAAGGATGGAGTTCAATTAAGAATTCCCTTGCTGCACCTTTGGTGTTCCTTTTCTCAATACTACTGTATCCAAAAGCATCCAAATGCTTATTAAACTTAAGAGTAATAACAAGATGTCTGAGGAGTTGTTTAGTGAATAATTGCTCAGCATAGAACTGAGAAGCTCGTTGAACATATTCATTAAACCTTTCGTCAGAATGACCATGGTTGTTTAGTAGGAGAATCATTTATAACCCTTCGGTGGGAGGTTGCCAGAGCTGGTTGGCTTCTCTTCTAAGCCATAGCAATCGGCAGTTCTCAATCGTTTGTTCTTCTGAGCCACCGTAAGCTTTGACACAAGCAGTATACATTTCTGCTGCACTTGTACATCCGTTGAGGATTTTGTCAGCCTTAACAGGGCCGATACCCTTGAGGCCAATGATGTTATCAACTCTGTCACCTGTAAGTACCTGTCTATAAAAGTTAAGGAGTGCTTCTTCGTCTGTTACAAATGTCATTTCTTTTTTGACAAAGTTCCAATGATTACCACGAAGCTGTAAAAAGTCTTTGTCAATACTTGCGATAATACTTTCGTAGTTTCTAGCTGTATGCTCTATCGCAATCTCATCATCTGCTTCTTGCCCGACGGAGATTTTTGCATCCCAAGATGACACAAGATAGTCTCGCAGCAATTGGAGGTGCTTAGGCTTAGGGGTATTGCGATTACCTTTATAAGGTGCAGTAACGGCAATTTCGTTTCTGAAGTTGTCTTTTCCTGTAAGGTAACATTGATATGTTTCAACATTTTCTAAATCTTCCCAAAGCATTGATTCAATAAAATAAGCGCAACGAGAAATAGCAATCTTTTCATTTTCTTCCTCCGTTGAACAAGCTATTCTATAGCATACAACGTCCGCATCTATTAAAACGTGCATTATAAATCTTTCTCAAAATGCCGAATACGGTGGCAATTAGCACAAAGTAATACACATTTATCTAACTCTGCTATCACTTTAGTCCTGTCTTTTAAACGAAGAACCCTAGAAGGATTCATTTCTTTTGTACTCATATCTAAGTGATGAAAATCATAAACACTATCTGGAAAACTACCACCACAGTCAAAACAACTATTACCCATGTATTCTACAGCAGCTCTTTTATTTAATTTATTAGCTTCTGTGATTTTAGCATTAAATTGTTTTATGTATTCAGGATTTTCACGCCTTTTAAGTCTTTGTTCTTTTGTCTTAACACTAGCACATGTTTTGCAATAATAAGATAAACCATGCTTTGCTTTTTTATCTTTAGAAAAAGAAGATAAGGGCAAGGAATGCCCACACTTTGTACATTCCTTGCTGTCGTTCATTACAGAACGTCATCCATTAGAGAATCTTCTTTAGCACCTTTGTATTCAATCAGATTAGTGATTGTCAACTTTTTCAATGAAGGACTAACACCTTTTTTACCACGATATTCCCACTCATAAGAAGATACGATTGCTGTAGCTTTGCTACCGTTAGCAATCTTCTTAGAGCCGTCAACTAATTCACCATCTTGGTCAAAAGCATCAATCTTGTAGTTGCTCTTACAAGTGATGTAATTACCCTCAGCTTCACGCTTTTCAGGATTGTTGAGAACTTTAATACCTAGCTCTTTTAATGCTGTTACAGCCTTATCTGATAAGTTAGACAAGTTAATGGTGTACTGCTCTTTATCCGATGATGGATTAGGAGTTTGTGTACATGCCCAGAAAATGTCTGCCTGTACTGCGATTGATTTACCTGTACTCATAATGTTGATTCCTTTAATTTAGTTAAATTTATACTGCCTAGCTATTATACCACAAAATTACTGCTCTGTCACTTCTGGTGTTACCACAGCCAACTGAGCCTGTGCTTGACTACGAACCTTGTTAATCAAGGCTTCTACTTGGGCAAAAGGCAACTGCCCTAGTCCCTGTAGAATACCATTTACTTCCTGAACTGTTAAATCTAATTTAATGTTTTCCATCATTTCTCCTTAGTGAACTTCTGCCCAATTTTTACCAACATGATATTCAGCCCCGATTGGGCAACGGAACTGTAATATATCTGCTACCTCTGCTGCTGAGTGAACGACCACTTCTCCTACCATATCTC